GGTCATTTCACCATTGGCAACCGCCTCTTTCCAAACATCTGGAAGTGTTTCCAGCGTAGCGGCTTTCAACTTGGAAGCTATTTCTGGTTCGCCATTAGCGTCAAGCCATTTGGTAAAATTAGAAAAAGAGTCGTTCGCTGCACCAGTCTTTTGAATTTGAAATAGACCGACAGAAACACCTTTATGATCTGCTCGAATAGCGGAAGCATCGCCCCGAGATTCTTCTTGTGCTGTACGAGCGGCACTTCTACCAATAGTAGAGCTATCAAGAAGAAGAGTCCTTGCAGCAGCCTTTCCGGAATTATGATATGTTTCCCAGAATTTTTGTTTTATATTTTCGTTATACTGCGAAACTACTTTTTGCTTGGCTGCAACATAACTTTCCTCTGTCATCTGATCTCGGAAAGTTTCCAATGCTCCGGCTGCTTTCACCGGGTCCGTTACACTGGCGGTCAATGAACCTTTAGCAACCGCAGCTCCAAATTGCTCTTTCGTATTCTTAATAACCGTATCATCGTTCCATCCCTGCATTTTACCAAGTGCCATGTTGGCTTGCTGGATAGCGTTATAGGAAAAGCCCAAGGAATCGATATCAAGATTACCTGAGTTCCCGATCATCTCCTGTGCTTGAAAGACAGCATTTTGCGCTTTTTCTACTTGCGCTTGCATAAGTTGTGTCGTTTCAAACGAGCCAACCTGGTGTCCAAAACTCGTAAACATGGTAGCCAAGGGTTGATTAATCAACCCCCGCTGTCTTTCATTCAATTCTCTAACGGCATCTTCGTTCGTGATACGCTTGGCATCTTCTACGTATTCATTGTAAACGCCTTGAGCCGCAGAACCTCTTCGTGTATTGAATAACCCGGTTTCCGGGTGGAAATATTTTTGATCCAATTCCTGCCGTTTTCGGAGCATGAAATCATTAACTTGGACATCATCATAGACCATGCCGAAGTTATCGACTGCCTGTTCCAAGCCAGCCATAGCTACAGCAAGAGGATTCCCTACACCCCAAGTGGGATGCTGCGCGGACTGAATCTGTCCGTATCTTGTTGCTTCCGGAAGAAGTTCACCAGGAGGCGTCAAACCACTCGTATTCAAAGCCATAATCAGAACTCCTAAGAGTATCCGCTTCATTAAACCAATGAGGGACCAGACGATACATTAAGGGCCAAATCATTCATTGCCTGAAACTCAGTCAACGCCGTTTGAATAGCATTCGTGTCCGGCGATGTAAGGTTAGCTGTTGGATCAGTAGTTGTGGTTTTTGCCATCTGACGTGTGTAGTCTGTCAAAATTCCACCAGTCAAACTCACTGCTCCCGTTATACCTGTTGCAACCGCTTGCCAATCGTACTGCGCTGCCTTCGCCAAAAGAGAATTTCTTTGCGAAATCGCAGACAAGGATTGTTGTCCGGTCTTCATGGCCGCATTATAATACAATACTTCCAGGTTCTTTTGCGCCTGACCTGCGTAGGATTGCATAGCGGCATTTGCAGACGCCCCAGTAATTCCCGCCTTCGCCGCGTACACTCGGTTATATGACTGCTGCCTATCCTGCTCCCCCTTCAACTTATCGTATTCAGCGGCATACTGTACGCGTATCAAGTAAGCTTGAAGGTTACTTTGATCCTGAATAGCCTTGGCTTGCATACGCATAGCCGCAGCATTATACATGGCATTGGCAATACCAGTTCCTGTTTTCACACCAACAGTAAGACCCGTCATACCATACTGCATCATCGGAGACGCCATAGCACTACTGAAGAAACCATCCATATTACGATCCTGTTGGTTGATCTATACCATAAGCGATAGACGTAAGAAACATAGGAAAAGGGTCCGCTTGCCTTATTCTAACCAGTGCATCATATGAATGATTACCGGATAATGATATCGTAACCGTTTCAGTTCTGCAAGGGGGAGCTAATCCACCAATAGTACCATGAGGGAATGCCAGTAACTGTTGCCATTCGCCAAAGTAACCCTCAGAAAGTCCCGGTACAGGCTGCTCGTATTCCGCTCGTGCCTCACCTCGAATTGATCCCAAAAGTCGCAGAGTAACATCGATCACACGTTTTTTGAAATTGACACTTTGCCCCGCTCCGCCTGTTCCCGCTTTTGAAGGAACAGCATAATTTATTCGCATCGGTTGCAACTCGGCTGTGTATCCGAGTCCTGCGCATACGTACATGCCCGCAGCTATTTTTGAATCATGTACTGCACCGTTTTCATCGACAAGCATTTCTCCGAGATATGAACCATCCGCTACTACCTGAACTTTTTGTCCGACAAGATGCACTAACCCCCTAACGATATCATTTTCAGCCGCAAAGCCCGACAAAGTAGAATCCGTAAAAATATTATCTCTCGCATTTGCTGATGTATAATCGAAAGGATGTTCCAAGTATTCAATGAACGTACCGTTATCCCGCCGTACCGCCATCCAAAATCTGTCCCCACCATCAGATGGAATAATCGCCCCGGAGATAACGCGACCATTTGTGTGGTGCTTATGCCATGCAAAGATCTGCTGATCTCGAATATACGTGCAGCCGGAAAATGTTCCGTCGGATAAAATAAACCATGCAATCGGTTCCGGCTCCGTCATGGAATGCATTTCCACAACCGCTGGAGTGGTAGCTTCTGGGCAAAGTAAGTTCAGTGGAGCAGATTTGAAACGGTATCCAAAGTCCTGATAATCAAGAGTGTAGACATTGGTGCCAGTGCGAGAACAAAACATAACACTAGAACCGAGCATAATAGCTTGAACGTCATTGCTACCATATGAAGACTGGCGTTTATGGCCCGTTGTCTCAGGAGTAAGCGGCGAATCAATAGACGTTCCTTGTATGCGTATTTCACTGGCGTTTGTTCCTACGACAAGTTGTTCCACGTCCATCAGCCACATAATCGGATTCACACGGGAACCTTCCAAACGTAGCCAAATAGAGTCTTCAGGCAACGGTGCCACGGTAGTAGTACTGGTGTTCGTATTAATCCGAAAATCGGTAAAATCGTGCAAACGAGACATCCAAACATTCAAAGGCTGACTCGGCATAGCTGCATAAACCAAGCGGCTTTCGTATATACGAACTTTAGCGGGCGCGTCGTTATCCGTCCAAGGAATGGGTTCTTTTTCATCCGCTGAAAAAGCCAGCCTCTGATACGCCCAAGAGGTAGCGGAATAACGTTCCAAACGCCAAGGATACATCTGTGGATGCGCAAAATATACCGTATCCGCAGATTGCACGTAGCTTAATTTAGATACGTCCTTTCCTGCCAATGCCGGAATATCCAGTTGTATAGGATTGTTATTCGCGTCAACAACTTGACCGTGCTGCGTAAAAAAACGAATGTAACCTGTCGTCCCGCTCGATCCAATCTCTAAAACGTAGCTCTGTTTTTCGGTGCTGTTAAAATCAAATGGAATCAAACGTACCACAGTTTGCGCCGCAGGAGCCACGTGATGTAACCCTGGACGTTTATACGCTCCGCCTGTGGGCGTTATGATAAAGTTTTCCAAGACTCGGCAGCCAACACCGTATTTAGAGTAGTCGATTCTACCTTCTAATTTCGGTGTAAGCAATCCGCCGATAAAACTATGAATATCGGGATATACTTTCATCAATACAACCTGGATCGAATAAAAAGATTAGGACGGTTCGCGGGCATGGTATCCATCTGTTCCCCGTCTGTATGCTTTGCTTCCAGTTGTATCTGCGCTACAAGCTTTTGCAATGCCGCCAGGCCGTCAGTTCCACCGGTAACTTTAGTATACAATCTCATTGCGATAGACGCAGCAAAATAATTTCTGAATTGTGGCGACATTTCAAAAGGCTGTACATCAGTACGTGTATATATTATTTGCAGATCCCGAAAATTCGAATACATCTTATCGCCTTGAACCATGTATTCAGGTATCGGGATGCTATTTGAAATATCCGCACCCTGTAAATTCAATTCACGTCCGAGCATGTTTTCTTGCCAAGGGTCAAAATCACTCCGTATTCCCGACATAGAATTTTGCAGACGTCCAAAATTTGTCGGCAACTGATACGCATATCGAAACCGAAAATCCCTCGGTTCTTCTTGTGCCAACTGAAGACGAGCGGCCATCAGCGAAAAAGACCACGGGTGACCGCTCAGTAATTCAGTCAACGTAGAGTCGTAAACTTGAGCACAGAGCTTCGCATTCTTACTTTCACTATCGGGATTAATAATAGTATCCTCCCCCATATAAAGCAATGCTTGGTTTATAATAGCTGTGCGCCCGTCCATAGTTTACTCCTGCAACGACAGAACCAATTCAATCATTGCCTGTCGTTCAAGTTTAGCAGAGGGAACAGATCCTTTCCGGAACTGTTTAACCCATGCCAACAATTTGGCGTCAGACATCTTTTCCGCTTGTGCTTTCGTCAGCTTCTCAGGAAGAGTCGGATCATGTTTTACTTCCTCACTTTCCACTGAACCGACCATAAACATCGGAAACATTTTAGCAATTTCATCAGAAACACGCTGTCCTTCCTCAAACATAAACGTGCCCGTGGCACTCGTCATTGTGAAGGACTTTTTCGCAATAGCCATAACTACCTCCGAGGTGCACTAATGTAATGCGGGAAAATATCAACGGTGCCAGTGGGGGCCGCGCTGCCCTGGATCTGCACAGATACATACGGATAGGACAGAGATTTCTGCGGAAGAACATATTCACAGATCGTTGAATCCGGGCCGTGAATAGCAGACGCACCCGTATCGTTAGTGTAGACGGCAGTGCCAAGAGTAATCAAAGTACCTGCCTCAGTTTTGGCCGCCCGGACCGTCAGCGTAATAGTAGCATTGTTTGCCACGGTCAAAGAAGAACCGGCTTCACGGGGCACCACCACACGAATCGCGGTCCCACCCTGGCTCTGGTCCAGGCGCATGGGTGCGTTTGCCGTCTGGTTGCCCACTACGGCAGCGGTAGTGATAGCCTGCGCGAGTGCAAGACTCTCACCATGGGGACGGATGTTAGGATTCCACATATTTATTTACTCCTTACAAAGAAATGTTGGTTTCGGTGCCGTCCATGAAATTGTAGGACGTAACAATCGGAATACCATTCCAGGTTTCCAAGGTGAAGTCCGCCGCACGCTGACCGTATTCAGTTTGGATAGTCTGAATTTTACCGATATCTTCGAGATACAATTTCACGGTAGGATGGCACATAATCATCGTTCTACCGGCTTCACCGGAACGAGCGGCCAGCAGAGCCTTGTTCACCATCATCTTAGTGAACGGAGTCGCCGCAGTAATATCAATGTTCACAATACCGCCGATGTTACGCGGAGACAGCATACGAACACCAACATACGCCTTCATGCGAAGACCATAGCCAAGAACATTGTAAAACTTGTGCGTAGTATCAGAATTAACATACAACGCGCCATTGTTAATCGGTGCGATATCAAGAAAAGTATCACGTTTAAACGCCAGAGGCGAGAACAAACCAGTCATGTTGGTATCGTCAAAACGAACCACAAGAATAGAATAGTTCGCGTTCCCCGATCCACCGGCATCCTGTGCATTACCGTTACCCGCCGCATGAGACGACAAAAGGAAAGGAAGGAACGCATTATAAATGTAGCTCTTTTCCATATCCATACCGGTCTTACGCTCAAAAGATTTACGGTTATCCGCAAAATACTTGGAAGGTCCGCCAGAAAGATTCGATGTATCTTCCGGTACGAACATCTGCGCACCGAAGATATTGAGTTGCGTCTGCTGCATAGCATCAGCAATTTCAATAGTCGGAAGAGGGGCGTTAAGGTCAACGCGCCCAACAGACGACACCATCAGCAATTCATTGGACACATCCCACATCTGATCCGTGCTCTGAGTAAAAGGCATCGTCTTAACAATCGGCGCACTTTCGGTCAGGTTATCCACCTGATCCACGAAAGTTTTTGCCTTGTTAATGGAAAGCCTATTCAGAGTGTTGCCAAAGGGCAAACTAGCCATAACTTAGCCTCCTTGTTTCCCAAACATGCCGTCAAACATTTCCTTAAACCCTTTCTCCGGGGCCGACGGCATCGCCCCAGAAATCAGTACGTCCTCTCGAAACAGCTTTCCCACTCCGTTAAAAATCTTTATAAAACGCGGATCGTCTCCCATGATGTTAAGAAGACCAGACATTTCCTGATCGGACATATTCGCGCCTTTAGCACTCGCTTTGAAACCGCGAATAGCCGTATCCCGGAACTCATTAAACTTTCCTTCACCGCCCAAGGACTTGACAAAATCATTTTTGACCTTAGCTCTGTAATCGTTAATAACGGTTTCGTTCTGTTTCTTAATATGTTCCAAGTGTTTTTCAGCATAGTCTTTATGTTTTTCGAGCAACGTTTTCGCTTGCGTCTTAGACAAACCGAGTTCGTGAAACACTTCGGAATAATACTTGTAATCCTCTCCTGTCGTATCGATCTTCGCCTCCGCACCAAAACCGAAATCCCCATACTCGGCAGGAGTATTCGGAGTACCATTGAGAGCGCGAAGTTTATTCGCAAAGTCTCTTTTCTGATCTTCCGAAGCGTTTTCGGGCAAAGGTGCAAGACCGACAACCGGAGCCTCCTGGTTCTGTGGAGTGGGAGGTGTGGAACCTTGGGGTTCCGGTGTCGGGTTCGCCGTGGGAGAAGGAGACTCCACGGCAGTATTACCGAGCAACGTATCAGCTACGTTACCGGGAACATCAGCCATGATGGACTGTTTGGGGGTAGACGAAGGGGTATCAGGCATGATGGACTGTTTGGGGGTAGACGAAGGGGTATCAGGCATCTGAGACATTTGAAACATCCTTTTTTAATATGTTATCAAGAGCTATAAACAAGTCCCGCCTTGCATTAACTCTCTGATTAGCTGCAACGGATTCCATGGCTTGCTCAGTCATAACATCCGACATAAAACAATTCTCTTTCAACCACCCATATAAAACTACACCCGCAGGAGTAGTTAAGGCAGATTGTATCTGCTTGCATTGAAGCAAATATTTTGTACGCTCTTTTTCTCTTTCGAGTTTATAATTTTCCAATACGCTCGTTATCATGCTCACATTACACCTCCCGCCATCTGTCCTTGCATTAACGCTTCTACGGGGCTACCGGGCTGCGGTGCCTGCGTTAAACCCTCGTATCCCGCCATCAATGCTTGCTGTTGTTGTTGCTGTTGCATTTGTTCCTGCATGGCCTGTTGTGCGGCTGCACGTTCTTCCCGCAGAATCATGACTTCTTCAATCTCTCTGATACATGACTGTGGCATGCCCCTGTTTTCAAGAATCTTCCGAGTCACTCTATCGCTATCAATGATATCAATGATATCAGGGAATATCTCAGCAACACCTCGTATTTCCTGCATACTCTGCAAAATTTGAGTTGTCTGCACCGATTGCTGTGCCCGCACCAAGGGAGAGAGATATTGAATATCGATATCCGCATTCTTCAGTTCTTCCGGGATCGGAGGTAGCTTACCCGGCTGCTTCTTCATGAGTTCAAAGACACGCTCAAACAAACGATTGAAGTTTTCCTGCTGCTGGTTAATTAGAATGGGGGCAAGAAGAAAAGACTTCTCCGTAGCCAACTGCTGAATTTCCGTAGCTGTAGGCGTTCCCTGGCCTCCTTGAACGCGGTTGTGAATCATCAAAAAGAGATCCATGAAGAAAGCATTCTGAATATCTTTCTGCGCCGTCTGCATGAGTTCTAGGGCTAGATTAAATTCTCCCCCAATATGCAGAGGTTTAAAATCCTCCACCGATGTCATGCCATCTTTTCGATATAAATTCGTGGCATAGGGAGCATAGTTGATTTTGCTCATTAGCCCTTGATCCGGCATCAATATAGGAGGCGCTACCGAGATCTGTCCCGCTTGCATAATCAATTTCTTCATCTCATTTACCATGAGAACATCGGCCAAGGCTACTGTCCCAGGGGAAACAGAATACGGGGATCTACCGTCACTATAGGCACGCGTAACGATATAGGGAAGGGACTCGAAACCTCCTTCCTGTATAAGATGGCTTTCACCGGGTTCGAAAAAATAACTGACAAAGGGAAGTTTATTGTTTCCGAGGATATTTTCATACCCCGGAGATTTCTTGTACACGGCATGAACAATCCGCATCTTATTGTTTGGATTGAAATCTTTATCCCGGGCAATACGCTGTATAGCATCAGACAAATTATTGAGACCAAACAATTCAATGGCTTGCTGTATAGTAATCTGCATTTCCCGAAAAACAGTATTCACCCGTCCAGCGAAATCGTCGGAAACGTAAATCTCATCTACAGGGATATCACGATAGTACGTCCCAATCTCATCGTTATACCCAACTTGCATACACTGCATGCCGTACATACCGACGTGCTTGTAACTGCTCACCTGCTGCGTATAGAAGTTCTTGTTCACGAAATCGTTAAAGAAAATTCGTTCAATACTTTCCAGCCAAGACGCAACCGGTTTCCAGCGGTAAAGATCATCACCGCCGGAAGTATCGGCTACGCGGAGACTAAACCAGAGATCCGAAGGAGGGGAAACACCGGACAACATGCCAGAGGAAAAAACTTGAATCGCCTGCCGAGCCGTATTATCAATGTCCCGTTCATCACGATACAACGATATATGCGATTTATCCTGGTCCGAGAGACCGGAAAACATGTTCATGCGTTCGGATTCAAAGACGGCCACCTGACGCCATACAGCATCATAGGGGGCGCGCTGGGCTACCATTTCCTCGAAACGCGAATTTAATTGCTCAACAAATTCCCGGTCTCTACTCATAATTTAATCCTCTTCCACCTTAGCGGAAGTCCCACCAAGAACCTGATTTCGAACAGACAGAGATGTATCATCGGCTCCGGTTTCACTTGTCAGAATATCCGAAGCATAAAGCTGCTGCTGCCGCAACTCTGTCTGCTTTCTCGCCTCCTCAATACGCGCTTTCGCCGCCGCCGATTCCGCATCATTCGCCGCTTGCGTTGCTGTCAGAAGCTCATAATTAGTGACATCAGTAACGGATGAAGGGGTAGCTGCATACGTTGCAGCCGCGCTAGCGGCAGTTGTCACGGCCCCAATTATAGCGGCCCAAGATGCTGGCTCCATTCCCATATGTTTACCCCAACTGCGTTTTCAGAACCGCTGCTTCTTCCTCGTCACTCGTAGCCAAGACGTTACGTTGACCCAGCATTTGCGCCCTGAGTTCTTCTCTACGCTTGGCTTCCGTTTCCAACCTCAAGCGTTCTTCTTCTTCCTGCGCGGCTTTTTCTCGCGCAAGCTCCGCCTGCTGCACTGCGTAAAGTTCCGCGCTATTATCGGTCGGCTGTGATTTACCGCCTTTCATACGTTACACTCCTAGTGCCGTAGAGGACGTTGTTTCATCCTCTTCTGTAGTATATAGGGGATTCTCGCCCCGTTTCAGTGCCGCCAAAATTTCCTTCTGACGATCCGCTTCTTCCTGTTCACGCAATTTCACACGTGTTTCTTCTTCCATGAGTTTAGAATAGGCACCGGAGGCTGAGGCATACTTCGCCCAATCAGGCATGGCTTTTTGTGCAACGTTCTCTACCGGGTTAAAAGCCCAATCGAATTTGCTGTCCGTGGCCTGATTAACGATATACCGAGCCGGATCCATGAACATTGCACCCAATCCTGATTTAGAACGCGTGTTATCACCCATATTTTATCCCTGCGTTTTGCACATACTTAAGATCGCATCACGCTCTTTTCCTAAACATATGACAGCTTTTTCAAGAGTTGTCAATTTTTTGAATCCAAGATCATATGCAAAAGCTAATGCGTGCCTATAGCACCCGGGAGTAAGACCAATAAATTCCTTAATTTTTGTAATCTTTCCTACGTATTGGATGAGTAGGCGCCCACTTTCTACGGCTTCTTCTCGTGATACGGTATCAAGCGTGGTAAAATGACTGAATGTCTGCCTTCCCGTTCGTGACAGATCTGTGAGCCAGCATAAAGATATCGGCGTTCCATCGTGCCTAAACTGTCCAAATGACAGTTTTTGTTTGTCCCGTGTCCAATCTTTAAATTCTTGAAGTGATATTCTATCTTCCCGTTCATAGAATACCATTCTATCAAAATTTTTTGCCCTCATCAGTTCCCAGGCAAGCTCAAGAGTTTCATCTGATAAGCTATCCTTGCTGTCGCTAACCCACCTAGTATAATATTTTTCACTCAGGTCTGCGTACATAGACGTCTCCTTCTCAGCCCCATAAATTGAATAGACTTTCGTTCCAGTTGCTTTGCTGTCTGTTTCGTCCTTGTTCTACTTCGTATCCCGAGTACAGGCTCGGTGGTTTTTCCGCGTACATCTGCCGTTCTCCCATTTGCGGCATCATGTTTTCCGCGAACGTTAGAGCCAAAGCGTCCGCCAGGTCCGGTGACACACCGAGACGATCCTTAATTCTTTCCTTTGGCTCAAGTTGAATTTTACCATTGGCATTGAAGAAATATACCGGGGCCGTCAATTCTGTAATCAAACTACTATCATTTGGTATTTGACCTCCCGCTCTGATCCACTCCCTGAGTCTATACCACATCTCCGCACGGCGGTTCAGAAATTTCAGTCCATCGATAGCCCCGCCCCCGAACGGCACTTCAATTACGCAGTTCAACGTCTGCCGCAGGATATCGATTACGCCCGCACCCGCGCCCGCATCCACATATATGCGTGCTGGTTTATGCTCATGATATAGAGATTGAATTCGGGTAGCTACTTCCACGTTATTTGCTTTCGCAAGGACAATGGGAGCGTACGCCCGCAATCCTTGCCGGATAAACACCACGGTTCTATCATCCCCAAACCGTGCCACGTCCAGCCCAAATACTTTTGGCATCGCAATGTATTCTGCTGGCATATAATTTATTTTTGTCGCAGCCATCGCCTCATCCAGCGATATCAGAGTATCGTCGCTGGACGCGTCCCAATCGCACAGAAATTCCGACCGGAAAGCATTCGGTGTCATTGCCCCTTTCGCGGACTCGATTTCTTTTTCCGGCAGTACATCGGTATCCGTAACACGATACATTAACGCCAACCAATCCCCCGTCTCATCTTTCTGCGCTTGCATGTACATATCGAAAAAGAGATTCTGCCCCTTCGGAGTACCAATAAACAGCGCCCATCCCATGCGGTCTACAAGCGCCGGACGAATAATTTCCCCCCAGGTCTCCCGTTTCATCTGCGCGACTTCATCCAACACTACGCCGTCAAAATATTGACCACGGAGCGCATCCGGGTTATCCGCTCCAAAAAGGCGAATCGTGATCTCCCCCGGCAAAGTAATTGCCAATTCCTGTTCATTAATTTTTCGGTCGAGTATTTGCGCCGTATACCTTTTAAGATATTGCCATGCTACCAACTTTGCCTGTCCCCGGAACGGAGCAATGTACGCATAGCTTCCCGCTGATTTCTGATCCTTTATCGCACGACGAATAAGCTGCATGATCGCCGTAACCGTCTTCCCAAAACGACGATGCGCTACCAGTACAACGAAGCGATGCGTGTCCAGAAGCGCCTGTATTTCCCGTTGAATAGGACGAGGGGTATAATTGATTACCGTCTCTATTATTTTCGGTGGCATGAGTGTATCCCTCTATTATTGCTCACGGAAAGAGAGTCGCTGGATTACTATCTGATTTACATTCGTATTCTTGCTATCATCTTTCGTTACCTTTACCACATTATTAATGATAGCGTCCTGCGTCAATTTTTTGAATGTTGTCACGATGTCTCCCATCTCTCGAACATCTTCTGGGTCCAGTGCCTTCGCGGCTCTCATTACTTTATCCAAAAGAAGAATCTCGATTACAGAAATGATCGGAGCGATTTCCCGCTGTTTGCTGGTTTCTACATCCATCAACGCGGATATCGTATTATTTGAAAAATGCTCGTCTGAAGCATCCATGCCTTCCTGAGGCAACAAAGTCGCGGGAACAGGAGCATTCGTAGCTGATACCATGGGGGGAGAAGGAAGATTTTCTTCCGATTGAATCAAATTCTGCGTGCTAATGGATTGTGCGACAGCAGATCTGGGAATCTCCAACAGCTTGGCGATTTCCTGGATACTCCATTTGTACGTACAGTATAATATGCGGATCTGAAGATCAATCATGTGGGCACTATGAGATAAGTTGTGATGGTTGTCAAGAGGATGGCTTTCGTGTTCTATGTGCACGGTTTGGTGAATGGATAGGTATTTTGTGGTTTGATGGATGGGGGTCCATGCGTCTACTCAAGCCGGGGGTCCTTTCGGGGGTCCGATTCTGCGAACCGCGTCTCGCGCGTGCGCGTGCGCCTACCATATAGCGCGCGCGTCTACCCTATACCGCGTGCACGCGTCTACCATATAGCGCGTGCGTGCGCCTACCATATAAGCTCTGCCCGAGCGAGGCGGTCGAGGCGGTCGGATCGGGCGAGGCAGGCGAGGCGGTCGAGGTGGTCGAGGCAGGCGAGGTGGGCTAGGCGGTCGGATCGGGCGAGACAGGCGAGGCGGTCGCCCTCCTTATACTCATCGGCGGGGCGGAGAAAAAATCGAAAAAAGTGCTTGACTAGTTTCCGGCTTCATGAAATAAAGGAGGCGAGTCAAGCATTGAACCGCAACACAGGAGAGCAACCATGACCAGCTTCAAGACGACGACTAGCCTGCCTTATCAAGTGTGGCTTGATCGCAGCCGCAACAGCTACGTGTGGGGCGAGACCGCCAACTTCGCTAACTGGACCGAATCAGAAACCACGTGTCACGTCGCCAACAGTCGTAGCCGTGGCTGCGCTCAGGACACCGCAAAGGCGTGGGCCAAGCGTGTGACCATGGACCACCTGGAATGGGGCAATCCTAACTCGACCATCTGGACCGTCAGCTTCATGTACGGCGTGGACGAGTACATCTGAGTCGAGAGCTGAACCGAATCGAGAGCCTGCGAGGCACCGTGTTACGCGACACGGTGCCTTCTCCTTTTCGCCCGACCGACCGATCCGACCGGCCCTATTATATGATGGATCGGTGAGGCCACCAATAGTTAAAGTATCACTTGAACAATAACCTTAAGGATGCTGTCCTGATAGTTAAAGTATCACTTGAACAATGGCTCAAACGAGAGAATCCTGTGTGTAACGGAATCGCCTAGAACGCGTAGGCTTTGACCTATGCCAGGGGGGGGAATTGTATGAAAACGACTACCCGGAAATAGGCCGTATTTTGATTTACACACGAGACGTCAAAACGGTAAGTATCTATATTTCTTGAGTTAAATGTATATTTATCTTGTAAAAATATGACCA